TTCGCTGCCGCTGCCCCCGCCCGGTGGTCAAACATCAGCATCGGCCGCGCCCGCTCACCCGCTGCGCTCGCCCTCAGCAATTCCTCCAAATCTGCCTGCAAACGCTCGCACGCCGCTCGGTCTACCACTACCTCGCGCGTCCCCACGCGCCCATCAACCGTCGCGCTGATAACGTTTCGCCCCGCAGGCATATACGGCACCGCCTCCGGGGCTTTCCCCCCATTCTCCGATAATTTTATACTAAGCATGCTTAATGCTTAGCACACAAAAAAGCCCCCACGCAATAGCCTCGCGTGGGGGCAAAAAGTAATCCTTTTTTAAGACAAATAATCTCTTTTGAAATCTGCAGCTATTCCATCATCGTCAAAAACATACCAGCTTCCTCTGTCCGTAATTATTGCAAGCTTCCCTTCCTTGTTTATGTATATGTCATCGGCGTGGTCTACAATGCTGTGCGCGAGCCTTTCTCCTACTGTTTCGTGAGAAAGCTCTCCTGCAACCTTCATTTTTGCTTGTTTCCCGACAAGCCGTTGGCCTATTTCGCGGATGGGGTGATTCTGCCAACCTTTGAGAAATATATTTTTACCCGTCCCTCCACTTTCTTTATTTTCTACCCCTCCCTCCGCCTCCGGGCAACCCGGTTTGTGCTTGTGCTGGTTACATCCCCGCAACGCCTCAATAAAAACTTCCTCCGGGGCCTTCCCCAACAAGGCCACACAGGCAGCCTCCGGGTCTCTCGCAAATGCCGCTCTCGCAGCCTGTATCTGTTCCTCGTTCATGTCTTATATAGTATTGCATTTTTTCCTTACTGTCTATATGAGAGCGTGGGGGCAAAAAATAACCCCCACGCGCGCTTACTTAAAAATCAGTCGCTCAAATAAGTCCAAGTATTCAGCTTACTCGCCCCATAGCGCTTCCAATAAGTCTTGCACCTCTTCGTTATATCCGCCAGCTTCAACTTAAGCCCCGCAAGAATAACCAACCTCTCTTCCTCTGTCGGCTCATGCCCATCATCAGGCATATTGCTGCCAAGCCCGCACCGCCACAACAGCCTCAACTCTTTCTCGTAATAACAGCAAAAAGGTTTAAGATCTCGGTCGCGCCATGTTCGCCCTTCCGCATACGGGTCTGAAAAACCCAGTATATCACTCTCCGTCTCCTCCGTGTTCGCTCTCAGCCAATTGTCAAACTGGTGTATAGCCTCCTGTGCCTTCGCCGCGCCCTCCCAATCCTCCTCCGTGCTTACCCCGTTACACCCAGCCCCAAAGCAAAACGTCGTCTGTATGCTCAGCCTCTCAACAGGATAAAAACGCCCGTCCGTCAACTTTAATGCAGCAAGGTACTTCTTCTGGTAATACGGCCTCCAGTAATCATCATGCTTCTTCTTAGCCTCGGCATCTTTGTGATACCCCCCCACATCAGCAAGCTTCCATTCAATAAACTCCTCCTTCCACTCCTTCAATTGAGCCTTTGTATACTCCCTTGTCTCCGGCTCATCCTCCGGCTCCACAGGCTTGCTCAAATACTCCCATATCGCCTCCGTGTCTATATAGCTCTCCGTTACAAGCCCCCCAAGAAAATCCGGCACCTCGTAATCCGGAAACATAAACTCCGGGTCGCGCTCATCCGCGTGAACCCGGCGGCACGCTGCCCAAAATTCCTGCGGCGTCTTATAATCATTTAGAGTAAGCCATCGCCCCGCTAAACGGCACTCATTATATTTTCGGTACGTCTCAACGAATACCCGTATCGTCTCGTGTTTCTTTGTTGTATTCATGGTGTTTCCTTTCGGTGTTTAGGTTAAAAAACGTATCAGCAGCCCCATACCTGCGCCAGACTCGGGTCTGTAAAAATCAGCTTCGTTGCCGTGTACTCTATCACAAGCAACCCGTTCTCAACGCCAATCTCTCCATCGAGAACGCTCCAGTATGCATCGTCATACTCTATCCGGCTGCTACTCAATATCGCCCCCGTCGCCTTGTCTATCAGCAACGTATCGCGGCCCGCTAAAATCGCTGTTCTCTCTTCCGTATTCATGGTTTTTTGCTTTCTATGCTTTGCTCTGGCAATTCTCTCATTGCCTCTTGCAGATTAGCAAGTTCTGTCGCTTTTTCGAGAACTTTTGCGCGAAAATACGTAAGATTATCGCAGATTTTACCCACAGTGCAAAAAAGCCCCGGTAAACCGGGGCTAAAATTATGTTAAAATCATATCTACAAGCCTTGTTAAATAAAAAGTATCTTCCTTTTCTTGACGAGAAGCCTTGACTTCTAACGCTTTCTTTGGTATCATAAAAACGTCACGAGAGTCATTTGTAAATGACTTTTCTGAAGCCCCTGAATTAACCCCGAGTGAAATGCTGGCATTACCAGAGTCCCGGAAGCGGTTTTCAGGGGCTTTTTTTGTCAACGTTGCTATAACTCTAACGCCGTGCAAATAAAATTTTCCTGATGTCTCAGGCGTTTTTCTTACTCGAGTAACCATTACGCAGTCTTTTTTTCCTACTTTTACAGGAGCGGCAAATAAAAAACTAGTTATATTTTTATCATTTATTTGCGTGCCGTATTCAATAAGTTTCCCTTTCTTTAAAACTGAAGGCACTAAATATAATGCATCAGCAACACGTTGTTTATGTTCCGCTGTCGTTTTGCTATTTTTCAAAAAGTGTCCAGCAGAATCTTTTATTCCGCGTTTGTCTAAAATTACATCACCGACTTTTTCAACGTGAATAACATCATTTCCTTTTTCTTTGTACCAATCAGATATATCTTTTGCAATGTCTACTATTTTTTTACTGCCTAAATCAACAGCATTGTCGTTTATTCCATCAACAGGTTCTCCCAATAAAAACGTACGCAATTGCTCCAAATCGCTAATCTCTCCGTGTCCAAACTGGTTAATATGATAACCGTCAAACAGTTCAAGTTCGGACGTTACCATTGTTTTCTCTTCGCTTTCTTGTCCTTCATTTTCGTTTGCGCCCTCACACTCAGGCTTGTGCTCATGCTGGTTGCAGCCACGAACAGCGGCCACCTCTTCAGGTTTCTTTTCGCCAATACTCAGCCCCTGTGGCGCCGCAGCACCGCGCTCAAACCCCGCCGCGATGTTCCGGGCCATAGCGTCTGCCAAGGCCCGCCTGTCCGTCTTCCAAGCTCTTATCTTCTCCCTCAGCTCAGAGAGGCTGGCACCGGAGGAACGTGCCTCCGCTAGCTTTTTTTTTAGCGGGGCCAGCCATGCCTCCGCAGGCTCGTTTTTTTTTACCCCACGCGAGGACATGACAACCTCGTCTTTCGCATCCCCGTCCGGCAACCCCTCGCCGCCTTGCTCAACGCCTCCTCCCATGCCCGGGAAACCGCAGCCACCGCCAAACGGGCCGCCCGGCCCGCCCTGCGCGTTCGTGGCTTGGGCCTCGAACACCTCGTCCTCTTCCCCCGGCTGCGTCAGGTTCAAGTATTCGTAAGCCTCGCTCTTAAGTACCTTCATACCCGGAACCTCCAGCGCCGTCTTCAGGAATTGCGCGCGCTCAATAGAGGCCACCGCCTGAGGCAACTTGCAGCGCAGCTCGGGTATAGGCAGGCCCTGCACGCGGCCATAGTTCGCCTGAATAATGGAGGGCACGAGCTGCTGGTTCAAAATATCTGCCACGGCCTCGGCCAGCTTCATAACAACGTCCGCCTGCACCCCAGCGTGTACCTTGGCCTGCGCCAAGCTGCCACCGCTCGCGCTGGTGTCACTCGTCAGCGTTTGGCCCAATATGGCCTTGTGGCAAGCCTCCTCAGCCTTCTGCACCAGCACCGCCTGCGGCAGGCTCGCCGCGCCCCCGCTCGGGTATTGCATCTCAAAGCCCGTGCCTTGGCCTTCCTTAATCAGCACGGTATTCAGCACCGTCTCGTCGCTCAAATCGTCAACAATTTGCTGGCGGTCTTTCTCATTCGCATAGCGAATAACTTGTTTCGGCATGCCATATTTCTGCGCATACTCCATAAACCAGCCGAGGCCGAACTTATACGCCACAAACCAGTTAACAAGGCTGTAAAACGTCGCATTATAAAGCGGGTGGTCAGGCCCGTTGTGGTTAAGCGCCACAATATACTGGTGCGGGGGGAACGGCACGCCGTTCGCGCTCATACCATCCTCCACTAGCAGCAGCCTGTCCGGCTGCCCCGCCTTAGTCTCCCATACCATAAACTGCGGCGGCAGCTGAATATACCGGGCCGGGAACACCAAATCCCCCGCCTTCTTCCATACAATTTGGTGTACGTTAAACCCGCGCAACCTGTGGTGTACCAACGCGCCTATCAGCTGCGGGAACGTGTGCCCTATAGCCCCCGGCTCATGCGCAGCCCGCGCCCACAGAGCATCGGTCACCACCTGAGCCACCTCACGCGCCAAATCCCCCGGCTCCTCGCCCTCGCGCGTGTAGGGGTTCACCGTCCAGTTAAGGCTCTTCACCGCGTCCTCTAGGTCAACCACGTCCTTCTGCAGCGCATCCCACTCATGATACATCGTTGCATATAAGCGGTCGATCTCACGCAGCAACCCGTTCCAGTTAGACCTCTTCAATTCGCGCAACACGCTGGGGGAGAAATTCTCCAACAGCGCGTTCTCGTACTTCTGCAAAGCGTCAATTTTCAGCATGGCGTCCGTCCCCTTTTGAGTAATTTTTTAAGTATTTTTTTGAGTAAAAAAACTGTGAAATGTCACACCTAATGTCACACCTCCCGCTGCACCCATTCACGCAGCCCAGAGGCTATGCTCCGCGCAACAGCCCCCAAGCCGTTCCTCAACATATCCGCATCGTTCCGGTTTGTCAAAAACCCGCACTCCACCAGCACAGCCGGGCAACGCGTATTATTCAGCACATACAAATTATCCCGCTTCACCGTCCGGTTTGCTCTCCCCGGCAGCAAAGCGCACAAATGCTTCGCCACATACCCCGCGCAGCGGCCACCCGCCGCACTCGTATAAATCACATGCGCCCCGCGTGCGCGCGGGTCATCTTCCAGTATAGGGCGCTGGTATTCTATGCCTTCCTCGTCATGGATTGTCTCATACCCCACAACGCGCTGGGCACAGTCGCAGTGCAGGCTCACACACAGCCCATAGCCACCCGCATTAACCGCCCTCACCGTCTCAGCTAAATCACCAGCGTTCGTCAAGCCGGGGAAATCCAGCACATCGCAGTCAATCCCCCAGCCTCGCAACTGCTCAGCCAGCTCCGCTGCAATCTTCGTGCACACCTCGTGCTCCTGCAACCCATTACCCCGGGCACCAGTCCCTCGGGCGTGACCAATATCTATTGCTATTTTCATGACTTCTTTTTCGGTGAATTTTTACCTGCCATTTTTGCGAGCCAACTCGTGCTCGCGCTCTAAGTGTTCCAGACGAGAGTCAATAAGCTGAAGCTTCGATGACACCTCCGAGAACGCTGTCGTCTGCTCCTTGATGCACTGCACCTGCAGCGTATTCTGCTCACGCATGTACTCCCGGTGAAGCTCGGCCTCATGCTTCGCGTCGTTCCATAAAAAAACAACCGCCACCAACGTGCCGAATGACAAAACAGGCAACGGCTCCTCGCGGAACGCGCGGAACCAATACCCCAGCAAATTCTCTCCATCTCGTCTGGAACACATATTATTTTATCTCTGTTTGAGTTTGTACTTAAGCCCGTGCCTCAGCTCCAAAAACCGCTCCACAGGCAACCCGGCCTTAGCAGCCTTCTTCTTGATAGAGCACTCCGGGGCTTCGGACGCTATGAGCATCTTTCGCTCCTCAGGCACAAGACCCTCGAAGCGCGCCTCAACAAGCTTATGTTGTTCTCCGGAAGGAGCGTCTCTGATTTCGTCGAGCACCTCCTCATAGCGCGCCTGTAAGGGGTCATCTCCTTGACCACCTTGCATGCCGGGCATCCAGCCTCCTTGGCCACCGCCGCCGCCGGGAAAATACCCCTGCTGAGCCAGCACTCCGTTCATTTTTTCACGGCATACGCGCTCCACGGCCTCGGCAAACTCTGCACTATACAACAGCTCGCCATACTGCCCGCCATGGCCGCCACGCTGCGCCTGCACGCCCTCATAGCCTCCACCTTGGCCCATATAGCCACCGCCGCCCTGCCCCCAGCCGTGGCCGCGCTCGTTCGCGCCATAAGGCATCCCCTGCCCATAGCCCTGCTGGTGCATCGGCCCGCCGTAACCTTGGCCGCCGTTGCCGTAATGTTGTTGTCCGTAATTCATTCTCTTAAATTCTCCTTTCTTCTTTTTGGCCCGCCCGGCAGCTCATTACCACCACCGGGCAGACCCATTAACCTTTTAAGCCGTCGCTGCCGGAGCCGTCGTCGGGAACAATAGTTCACCAATTCTCTCGCTCAGCGCATTATTCACTGCCCGCTGCACGCCGTCCCCACAAGGGTTGCACTGCGGGGCGCACCCATAAGGGTATGCAGGCCCGCCGCAAGGTGTCGGCCAAGCTGCAGCCACAGGCCATGCCGGGGCCTTAGGGGCCTGTATAGCCGCCAATAAGGTCTGCGTCTGTTGGCTATTATCGCGCTCGGCCTTCAGGGTCGCAACCTTCTCGTTAGCAGCGTTCAGTTTCTCCTGCATGCGCTCGTAGCGGTCATTGTTCAACTGAGCTATAATAGTGGCCGTGCTGGCAGCAATCTTGCCGTCCGTGTCGCACTTATCCATGGCCATCTGGTGGCGCAGGTCGCAGAACGAGCTCTGAATCAGCTGCTTTGTATCGCAGCAACATTGCTGCTGGGCAAAACGCATATCCGTCAGCTGACCAGTAATATTGTTGTGGTTCTGCATATTATTCATCGTCTGCGCGTTAAACTGCTGGGCGATATTGTTACCCAGCTGGCACAAGTTAGAATCTACACGAGCGAACCCGGCTGCATTCTGGTCTTTAACCGTCTCGATTTGCACCCCGTTAGCGGTTGCAATGCCGTTTACGGCAGCCACCCCCGTGTTGATGCTCGCCACGCGGTCAGCCACCTGCTGCTGGCCTACAAGCGCTGCCGTCTCAGCCGCCGTGGTCGTGGCCTGCTCAAAGCCTCGGCCACCAAAGCCGCCGAAGCCAAAACCGCCACCGCCCCAGCCAAACATGCCGAAGAACAGCAACATAATAATCCATTCATAACCGAACCCGCCCATCAGGCCGTTGCCCATGAACGGAAAACCCATGCCGCCACCGCAGCATCCGTCATTATTGTATCCCATTTTTTTTAGGTCCTTTCTAGTTTGTAGTTGTGTTTTGTTGTTGCATTCCCGACCCACCCGGGCCGGAAAAATTGTCCCCTCCGGCGTGCTGCGCCACATAGCGCTTTACCCCGGAAAACTGCTCAGGCATACGCTCAGCAAGCTCTGCCCCTCGCCTCTTAATGGCCGAGCAGAACTTCTCGTCTCTCTTCATATACCCTTCGCGCATATTCTCTACACTCATGCCAAAATCTCGCTCAAACCGCTGCGCCCATTCCGGGTTACTCTGCAACGCCTTAAACGCCATATCGGCAAACCAGTTTTTTTGTTTTTTATTGTGTCCATTCATAGTTCTTTTTTTTGGTAGTTGGTAGTTAGGGAAATCTTTTTTTGAATGGTCGTTACTTGCGGTAAGGCTCGGGCTGCACCACGGTGGTACTCAGCTCAATGTCGCCGCTGGCGGTCTGTTTATAGGTTACCGTGCAGCTGGTGGCCGTGAAAAACGCCACAGCCCCGGCAATGATTGCCAGCGCAGCATATACCCAGCGTCTCCAGCCTGCGGCCTCCTTCGCCTTGCTGTTGGCCTTAGCCGCCACCCTCGCAGCACCGCTGTGCAGGTCGGCTTTCACTTGTGCTTTTTTTTGTTCTTCAGTCATCGTTTTATTGTTCGTTTAAATGAAAATACTCACGTGCTTCCTCAACAGAAGCAAACTCCATATAACCTCGCTCCTCGGCATTAGTCACATACGCGCCCCAGTCGAGCATTCTTTCGGTCGTGCCGTCAGACAGCTTCACCTCGTCAACTTTTGCATAAATCGGCGGCTTTCTCAGCCCCCACGTGCTCGCCGTCTGAGCCGTAGCCGTGCCGTTCCATTGCACTGTCAACGCCCATCCGTTTGTCTCCATAAGGGCCAGTGCGTCCAGCACCTCGGGGTCGTTTTGGTGGTCAACGTGTATGCCTATGTGAAACACCTGCCCCGAAGAACTTGGTATTGCTGAATTCGCTATTCTCAGAACAGACGGTTTGTCGAGTATGCATTCAGTGAATGCATATTGAGCATTCGATAATTTTTTACCGAAAACAGCATTAAACGTCCTAAAATTTTTACAAGCGTTAAAGCCTAGCTGAATTACGCCGGGGCTAAAAGTCTCTCCACCATAGTCAAAAATCTCAAGCGACGAATTGTGAAACGTACGGTCAAACCAAGCCATTTTTGGCATGCGCGTTGTAAATCGTTTTATCGCTTTATTACTGGCGAACATAAAATAACCCGAAGACAAAAGAGGAAATTCTTTTACGGCTACCGCGCTTATTTGAACGTCGTTAAAAAGTTGGTCGCCGCTCGTCAACTTTGGCAACGGGTAAACCCACTTGCCGTCCTTAGTCAAGTCCGACTTATAATTCGGGTCTGCCGCCTCCATATCCGCCTTTTTGGTACACTCGGCGTACTTCGTCAGGTCAAAGCCCGGGTATTTCTCGCCCCCGCCAAGGAGCCCAAGCAGCCTCAGCTTGGCGGGGGCTAAGTTAAAAGTTTGCTGCACGTGCGCGTCGGCGCTGGTCACCAATTTGTCGCTGGTGGCAATAAAAAGAGTCTGTTTGCCCGCCTCGGCTTCTCCGAGGGAGCGACCCTTGTTGTCGGTAACGGTGCACCCGGAGGCGCTGGTTACCGCGTAAATTTTCCCGGGAAATGTGTCGTGCTCTTGCATGGTTTGCATTTTTGCACACGTTCAAGCTGCCCTGCAATATTTTTTCGTGGGGGCAAAAACTACACCACGAAGCCGGAACCCCTCATACCGCCCGAAGCCGCCGCTCGGCGCGCCCTCGGAGGGTCGTCGTCATAGGCCATAAACCTGCCGCTCCACCATGCCATGACAAGCGCATCGGCCCGGTCAGGAGAAGGCAGACCTCGGTCGGCCATGTCCTTTTTGCTCTCGCACTTTAGCTTGCCTCGATCGTTCCATTCTAAGTAGCGGTTGCAAAGCTGGTCGATGGTCTCCTCCTCCAGACCGTCGGGGAAGCAAATCTCGCCACGCTCGAGGCTCTGCCGGAAGTAGTGCCAAGCCTGAATGTTCAGGTTCAAATAATGGTCGTCCTCCACCTGCGCGCCGCCATTAAACTCTCGAAAATAAAAGTCCTGATAATGTCTGGCGGCCTGCATGATGCCTATGCCCAGACCGCAAACGTCTCCCCACACCTGTCCGTCGTCTATACCTCGCAGGCGGCATTCGGCCACCACTCGCGAGGCGGCTTTTACGGTGTCCTTAACGCGGTCTTTCCAGAGCACTCGCAGCATGTTTCCGTGGCGCTCAGCCAGCACGGTTTCGTCTCCACCTGCGGCCCAGTCCACCGCCGCATACCTCTCCCCGGGCCGAGGCTCAGGCTTGTGCATTAGGGCCTGCTCTACCAAGTAACGCGGTATAATCATCGCGTCGTCTCCCTCCGTAAACTCGCCCATTATCATCGAGCGGTAGACTGGGTGCCGCTCAGGCTCGGGGCCGTAAAGCTTCCGGGCGAGGTCTATTTTCCACGCGGGTATGTGGGGGCAATCATCAATCGCGTTGACGTGAACCGTGTGGTACAACTTCCTCGTTCTCCGGAACGAATTATAGAACGAACCGTTTGGGCCGCCGGGGGAGGACGTGAGTATATAGTACGTCGGGGTGCAGCGAGACAGGGCCTCGAATATGGGCTCGGGCACGCTCTTGGCCTCGTCGACCATAAGCATGACAGGGCGCTCCGGCAGGTGTTCGTGGTGGCCTTCCGCGCGCCCCGGGTGGTTGGTAGAATACGCTCGTATAAACCCGCCTTCCGGCGTGCTGATTTTGTCTTTCCCCCACTTCCAATGGGGGAACTTCTCGCGATGCATTTCCAGATTAGGCCATAGCTGGGTGGTGAGCTGGTTCCACGAGCCGGAGGTGACCATGGCAATGCCCTTCGGGAAGGTATACAGAAACCACAGCAGCAGCACCACGTTGACGCAGGCCGTTTTGCCCGAGCCGTTAGCGGCCACCAGCGACATGCGCCTTTTTCCGTTCACCGAGAACCACACGGCCTCGTCCTGCCACGTATATAGGCGCAGGCCCAGCTTCAGCTCTGCAAATTCTATGGGTGTCATATCAGTTTGTTGTTCATTTTTCGCAAAAAAATGAATGACAAAGACGGTTGTTGTGCACAGGTGAACAACAACCCGCTTATTTTAGCCGTTCTCGACCTCTGCTCCCTCCTCGGCCTGCTGCTGGCGCATCAGGCGGGCCTGCCGTTCGGCAATGCTGGCAATTATACGCTCCTCGTCTCCTCCTGTTAATTCAGGGACAACGCTCTCGTCAGAGGAGGAGACTGTGCTGGTGGTCGGCAATACCTGAACGCCGACACGCTCCCCATAGACCTTCGGGAGCATTTTTGCCAACATCCATTTCAGCGTATCAACCTCAAACCGACAGGCCGATAAACGAGATGTACTAAAATCAGGGTCTAATGCGGCTTCGTGCGCTTCGTCTACCAATTCGAGTATTCTGTCCGTTTTGCCGAGCCAACCGATTTCGCGTGCTCGTGTGTACTGCTGAGCAAACTCCTCGCTATCGCGAACCCAACGCAAAACGGCAGCATTGTCTATTTCTCCGGCGCATGCCTTACGGAGGCTCATACCTTGCTCAAGGCGCTTGCATATACGGTCAGCAAGAGCGCGAGAGCGCTTAAACGGTTTGCGCTTCGTGCCGAGGTATTCAGCATCGTCTTTTTTTTTGCGTTGCCCGGCGGAGGCGTTAAGACGGGCCTGTGCGCGTTTAGCTTCGGCTTCGGCTTTGTCGGCCTGAGCTTTCGCTTTTCGCAGCGCCATGGCGCGCGTGGCGCGTTTTATTTCATCCTCCGGCATGGTGAGCAGCGTTTGTTTTAATCTGTTGCATCAGTTTCTTCTTCATCAGGTTCAAAATCAGCTATTTGAACCTCCCCCATACGCTTAGCTGCTGTCTTTGCGTCACCTTTAAGGAACACCAGAACATTTTGGTGAACCTTGCGCGGTTTGCGGCTGGCATTCATACCGCGCCGGGCCGTAATAGCATTGGTGCCAATAGATGTTAAAAGCACAAGCTCGTTGTAATACTCAAACCCGGCATCCTTGAATGCAGTAATAGTATCGCCCAAAAAATTGTAATACGAACCGTTACGATTGCGAACCTCTCCCACAACCCAAACAGCAAACGTATTATCCTTTAATTTGGAATAAGTCTTAGAAATGATGGAGCGGTATACTTTGAGGAAGTCGGCATAATCCATGTTGCTTAGGTCTGCCGGGTCGTCAGAGTATTTTTCAAGGTCTGCGTATGGAGGGCATGAAAGAACCATGTCGAACGCGTCATCCTCAATGCTGTTAAGAACAACATTGCTATCACCGCAAATCCACGTCGGCGGATTTTCGCATAGTTCTTCAGCCTGTCGGCGGTTAGCCTCAACTTGGTCGGCACGCAGGTCAATACCGCAGTACATGCGACCCATTCTTTCGGCCACAACGCCACGCACAGAGCCACCTGCAAACGGGTCTAAAACCTTATCCCCGGCAGCGGAGAACCATGCGTATGCAATTTCGCAAAGTACCGGGTCAAAAATAGACGTACCCATCCAGTCGTCGCGCTTGCCGTCGGCGCTTATTTTGGCAGCCAAAGCACCTAAGCCCTCATAATAATCATCGCGAGATTCTTTCGACCGGAGCCCTGTTGCTAACCACGCTCGCTTGCGGGCCTGCCAAGGGCCGGAGCGGCAATCAAAGGTTGAAAACGGAGGAACGAGGAACGTATCAGACAAAGATTCCCCGCCGTTTTTATCCCATTCTTTGTTGCTGTCGCCCTCTCCGAGCAACGCGTCGATTTCCTCTTGAGAGAAGCCCGTCAGGGCTATCACGTCTTCAGGTATGTCCGCTAACACAGATTTAAGCGTTTCATCGTCTATTTCGGCAAGCTCGGCAATACGGTTATCGGCCAGCATGTCGGCCAATTCTGCGGCCTCGTTTTCATAATGCTGCACCTCTACCGGAACCTCGGAGAACCCGGCGAGCTTGGCAGCTTGATAGCGTCCATGACCCTTTATAATGAACCCGCTGCGGTCGGAGACGGTAATGGGTTGTCTCCAGCCGTTGCCTCGTATGACCTCGGCTAGACGCTCGATCTGATTCTGCGGGTGAGTGTTCGGGTTCTGCGGGTGCTCCACCAGCGTTATGGTGGGCCGCATTTCTGTAAAACGGCAATAAACCGTTGGCGTCGAAGTGGTTATTTCGTTCATCTTTTTTTGGTGTTTGTTCCTTCCTTTTTTTATAATGCTAATTCGCGTTCAATTTCTTCTTCTATAAGCCGCGCGAAAGTGGCGCTGGATATTTCTCCAAGGGGCGTCTTCTCCTCGGGCTGAATTTGCAGGGCTTTCTGCTCCTCGTCGTAAGCAACGCTGAACCCCTCGGCTCTGCATTCCTCTATAATTCGTTCTATTTCTTCCATGTCGAATGTTTTGGTACTAGCGGTTCCCATTTTTTGGAGCGCGTTCGGGAGGTTGTATTCGGCCAATTCGGGAGGGGGCTGCAATTTTTCCCCCTTGGCCATAAGGCCGAGGTCGATGCACTCTTGTCGGCCAACGGGCTCGACGTACATCCAACTGTTGAAGCCCCACGGTCCGTATGGGTTGCCAAAACCGCCTTGCTCAAAGGAGTTGCGGTCTAGCCAGTACTGCGTGTCTGTTTTGAGCCTCACGTCGCCCTCGTGGGCCACATGGTCGGGGCGTTTTTGGTCTTCCTTTGCACCATCCATGCGCATGAACCTCCAGCCGGGATAAGTGCTAAGGAAGTAAGGCTCAAAGGCGGCGCAGAATTCAGCATACCCGGCAGCCATTTCATTCTGCGTTCTGAAAATGAGCCGTAAGCGGTTCATTTCGTCGAGCGTATCTAGGCTTTCTTTGAACGCATCCTTGTCCTCAACCTCTTCGGGCGGATAAACGCGCAGGTTCTCCAGCATAATTTCGGCTTCGTAAACAAACTCGCTCATACTCCAACCTTCTTCAAGCCCCTTAGCAACAAGCGCTTGTAATTTACTAAGGACATGTGCATCCTCAACGGAAGCGGAGAAGAAACTCAGGTTGCGAATGGCAGGCTCAACCTCGGCCCAATCTGCGCTGGAGCGGGCCGAGGGGTAAAGTTTGAGCTGAGCTGTGTGTTCGTGGAGCGGCATTTTAATGCTGTGGTGGCATTTTAGCGTCCTCTTCGGGTTGGTTCAAGGGGGTTGCGTGGGGGCAAAAAACATCCTCTTTTTTCTGAGCCCACGCGAAGAGAGGAAGGAGGCAGACATCGCGCTTTTTTTTCTGCGCGCAACGCTGCTCCCAGTTTGTTTTGTGGGCAAAATGAAAGCCCAGCCCATGGAGAGCAGAAACTATTAACCGAGAAACGCGAAGGGCCTGCTCCTCGTTGTTTGTTTGCAGGGAGACCTCCACCCGGCGGGGCTTCAGTTCGGGCGCGTCTTGCACCAGCAACCGCAGCGTATAGGCCCGGGGATGGTGCTTGCCGTGTCTTTGACGGATCAGGCGTTTTAGGTCGGTGTCCTTGAGTGGGCATTGGCGTTTGTTTGGCATATCTTTTTTTTGCAAGGGGATAAACATTTCATCGGCGGCGGGAGGCTCCGGCGAGCACCACGAGGTTGCTCATGCCACGCAGTCGGTCGACAATGGCGCGGGCGGTGGTGTCGTCGGCATACCCTGTGCTGTCAGGGCGCGGGGTCAGGCGTTTAACGAGGTCTTTTCCTCCGTAATTAGTGGTCACAATGAGCGGTTTTCCGGCATCGTATCGGGCGTTTATTATGCTAAAAAGCTGCTCCATGGCCCACTCTGTGGGGCGCTCTTTACCGAGGTCGTCCAGTACCAAAACCGGGGGCTTGGTGAAGCGTGCAATAACCTCTGTTTCTTGCACGTCCCGTCGGTCGTAACTCGCTCTTATTTCTCGCAGAACGTCGCTGACGTTACGCCACAGGATGCGGCGACCTTTACGGAGGAGGTCGGCGCAGAGGCAGGAGGATAAGTATGTCTTGCCTGCACCTATGTCTCCGACAACGTAGAGGCTGCGGGGCCAGCTTCCGGCGAGAATCGATGCTCCGAAGGTTACTGCAGCGTCGTATGCGGCCTCTTGGCTGGGCTCAGAGCGCTCCCAGCGGCGGAGCCCTCGGTCAAGCCACGCGTCGGGCATGCCGGAGGCTTCCCATCGGCTTTTGAAACGGAGCATTTCTACCGTTTTGCTTTTTTCGCGTTCTTTGGCCTCTTTTAGCGCGTTTTGTTCCTCGGCGGTACGTTTTGCCGTCTCGCAAGAACAAACGTCAGGAAGGCCGCAAAGAATCGCAGCACGGGGGTCTTCTGGGTCTGTCGCAACAAACTGGCCGAGCGTTGTGCGTATTTTTGCCCCGCAGTGGGGGCAGGTGGTTACCAGCTCGCCGGGAATAGTGCGAGCCTCAACGGGGGGTCTGTATTCGGTGGTTGTGGTCATAAACTGTAGTCGGGGGTTGTTTCGGAGCGGTAGCGTGTGGCCGGAGCGGCCTTCTTGCGGGCGGCTATGGTGTCGGAGGCGGAGCGGTTCTGCCAAGAGCGGAGAAACTTGCGGGCTAAGGCGTGCCAGTCAGCCACCGGGGCTGCGTGAGGCCCTGCCGTCCAGCCGTTGCTCTCCATGGTGTCAAAGAAGGATGCTGCGCAGTGAGCGAGCTCGTCGCCTTGGAGGCCGCAAAGGGGGCTGGCGGCCATGAAGCGCTGCACCTCCTCAGCGTCGGCGGGGAGGGGTTTGCAGGAGCGAGCTCTTTCCGGGGCCGGGGCCTCCAAGCGCTGCGCCTCGGGCTGCTCGTCGCCGCTTATAACCACGGTGGTATTATTTGGCGCTTTTAAGGTGTCTTTGATAATATATTCTTTTCTTTTCTTTTCTGCTAACGGTTTCGCTAATGTTTTTTCGTTAGCCGGAGCATTAGTTTTGTACTGTTCCGGCATTAGCTCTGCTAATGAATTTTCATTAGTTTCTTCGTTACCTTGAGCGTTTTCTTCGGCCTTTTTACGGGCTGTGCACTTGGCCACGCGGCGGGCGTTTACGGCACGAGCTTTTGCTGTTTCCCCGCAATGTTTTTCATATTCGACGGCCTCGATGGTGCCGTCTTCGGCAACCCTAGCCCAGCCGACGTTGCACAAAGCTTGGGAGATTCCTCTGTAGTCGAGCTCCGCGTCCATCTCTTTTGCAGTAAGGTTAGTCTTCCCGTCTGTCGTTTGTTCGTCCACCCAAACGAGCCAGTTAACGGCAAGGCCCAGCGCTGTGTGTTTTTGGCAATGCAGGTGCCGCATTATTGCTCTTATTTTAGCCGAGCGCAAAAGGGTGTGGTTTACTTTAAGCCAATCAGCCATTGTTTTTTTTCTCCTTTTGTTGTACTGCAAACGCCTCGCAGGAGGCTCGGTTCCATGCCGAGCTAGCGAACAGAAACCCGTCGGCTCGGCGGCGCGAAAGGCATTTTTTGCGAACAATTTCTCCTCTACGGGCGAGCCTTCCTAGGTTGTTGGTGCTGCGGTTTATTATTCTCGCCGCCTCGGCGGATGTGACCCAGCGTCCGGAGGCAATGAGGTCGTCCAGAAGAGGCAATCCTTCTTTATTCTGCTCGGGGCCATTTTTGAGCTCAATTTCGGCGGGCGTTAAAGGCCTCAGCAAATGCGGTGAGGCTTCCACTATTTTACGGTATTGCGAAGGCCGTAATTTTCGTAAAGGCAGAGGTGTCATTTTTTTTGTTGTTTAGGTTGAGGTTCAATAAATTGTTCAATAAACTCAGAGACGTGAGCATCAATCTCGGTCTGCACGGCCATAAGTCTGTCTAGTTTTTTGACGAGGTTTCGCTTATGGCGGTCGGGGCTGTTCCGGTAAGGCTCGAGCGTTTCCGAGAGGAACGCGAGCTGCAGGTTATTCAGAGGCAGGTTCATGGTCGCTCCTTTCTTTTTTCCAGAGCCTCCTCGGTGGTGAGTGTTATTGTTATTTTATCGTCGTCCATATTTAATAGATTTGTTGTTCGTTTACCGCTCGGCGGGAGATTGCGGCTTCTTCTTGCTGCCTCTCTCAAGGATCTTAATGCATGCCCTCGTCTCATGTTATTGTTCCTCCTTTCTGAAAATAAGGGGGTTGCAATCAGGGTTCTTTTTTACCCATTTCAAAAGCTTCTGAGGCAGGTAATGTGGCGGTATGTCTCGGAAATAGCAATGCACCTCAAATCCGTAGCTCTTGTAGCGGTAGTAGCCAGCTTCGCCATGTCCGCTGATACCTCCAGTATAGTGCACAGTCTCGGCTTCCTCTGCACTGAATCCTTTTTCCTGTAGCCAATCGACTAGCCATTCTCTTGCGTTTTTGTCAATGCCTGCTTGCTTGAGAGAATACTCGCTCACGTCAAAACTCATGTAATAGTGGAAGCCGTATTCCCTGTAGGGGCGTGAATATGAGTTCCAGTTGCCGAAGTCTGAATAAATGTGCAGTATGTTGCTCTCCTGCTCGGTCAGCTCGTACCTGAGTTTAAGCAGCTCTTGAAAACGCTGCCATGTGACTCGAGGCTGGTTGTTGTATGTTTTGAAATGGAGTTTGCCGTTGATGACTACCATTTCTAAATCGTCTTTCTTTTGGAGGTATATTAAGCGGTCACTGTGTGACAAGCTGTTAAATTCTTCGGGCGTAATGTTCATATGGTTTGTGTTGTTAGTGTTATTTACTTAAAATCCGCGCAGGGTTCATGTTCGGGGTGTACTTCTTTATCGTGTCTGGTGCAATAATGCATCGTGTAGGGCTCTCCGAAAAGGTCTGTTTTCTCGAGCGTGTTAAATGAGTGGCACGCGCTGCATGTGCAGCATACGAGCTGCACGCGCAAGCAACGGCCTTTTTCAGTCCAATCTATAGTTTTATTCATTTCTGCTCCTTTCTCCACATAAAACAGTTGCACGTGTCATCAGCTCTGGTATGCGTGCACCATGTTCCATTGCCAAGGGCGCAGCGGCCATCTTCTTGCGGGGCATCTTCGCTGTACGGGGTAAACTCAGCGCACTGGTGGCAAACGCCTTTTTTGAGCCACCTGTGGGCTTTCTTGCGGGCATCCCATACCGCTTGTATAAACGCCGGGTTTTTCGGTTCTCCCAGATTTTTACAAGCAAAATAGCCTGTAAGGATTCTTCCGTACTCGTACCAGTCTTTTTGTTCTTGGGTCATTTCTCTTGTTCCTTTCTATGCTCAGCGCAACAGCATTTGTTATAATCGCCTATGCTTTGCAGGATTGTTTGCATTTGCTGCTCGTCTTGTGTCGACTGCGCGTTTTCGGGGGTGGTTAAACGCTCAATCTCGTTGAACACGCCGGGCAAGACGAAGAAGAGTACAGTTTTGCCAGCATCTCTCTGCACTGTTGATCGGTCAGCATGTCTACAAACTTTTGTGCGGCTTCATCTTTTGTCATTTCTGCTCCTTTCTGCATTGAATTATATGTCTCACATGGCTGAGGTGGTAATCGTCGTCAAAAAAACCGAGCCCACGGGCGCTAATCAGCGCATCGGCGGCAGCGATATAATTTCCTGCACTGAATAAGTCATGTGCTTCTCGGGCTTTTCGCAACAATTCTTCGCAAGACTCTACTGCGCTGGCTAGCATTTCTAATACATCCGCTTCATCTTTTGTCATTTCTGCTCCTTTCTATCCTGCGCAGTCATAGTAAAAGCGCGATTTATGCTGTCTTCTACCTCGTTGAGTCTTTGGCATTCTTTCAATGCTTTTCTCTCACTGTTAAAAAACTTTTTCTGGTCAACAACTGCGTACAGATATTTTCCATTTGCGGTTTTCAAACGAATTATTAGGTATCTCATTGCTGCTCCTTTCTATATTCAACGTTGAGCCTTGCGCACTCGGCTTCGGCGCGTTCTTTTGCTTGGGCTTTGGTGTAAGTCTGCGGGGGGCGGTGGTAACTGTAGGTGGCTAAGCACCGCGTCCTCCCAGTTAGTCCGTCAGGCTCGTCATCGTCTTTCCGGCAAACTTCGAAACACTTCTCATGCTCTTTATGTATGAGAATATACCTCTCCAGCTCCTCCACCGGGGTGACGAGTTTGAGGTAATAGAACGGAACAGAAAGTGTATCGCCGTTCTGAGCTTCCACCGTAACACGGTTGTATTCTTTATGCTCGTTTTCTACTACTGTGAGCGTTTGTGCAAGTAATCTTTTGGCTTCAAAAAGTTCCCTGCCGTCTTTGGGGTGATATTCAACCTTATCCCCCTTGCGGAAACGGCGGCAGGGGGCGTATTTCGGGGCGGGTTCGGAGTTTTTTGTGCCGTTTTCGGGGGGAATGGGGGAGAATGCGGAGGCTTCACCTAATACAAACGTTGTGGGCCAATAGGTGCTTAATACGACACCCCGCAAAATGGGGTTAACTTGGATGAACTCATCTCCTATTGTTTTAACTTTCACTCGGACGTTGTAAATCTCTCCGACTTTTAGTTCTTCTATTTTTGTTTCTTCTGTTTTCATAATGTTATTTAGATGCTCGGTAAATAATGAATGCTAAAAATGCGAACATTGAAACTATGCTTACGCACGCTACGATTGCTTCTTGAGTTGTCATGGTGTTAGAGGTCGATGTCTAAGGTTTTCTAGCATCATCGGTCAATAAGAGAATGTGGTGAAATCTTCTTCGTCTAACATGGAGGCCAGAGGCGAAGCCCAGCCGAGGCCAGCGTCGCTCTCTGCATAATTTTTCTCCAGCGGGCGCTTTGAGCGCATGCCGGGTCGAACAACGAGCTTTTTCCTCTCGTTGACCGCGTTCCAACGGTCAACGCTGTCTACCTCAACTCCTTGTGGGGTGTATATAGCGAGGCCGCATTTCGGGCACGAACATTTTTTTTGAAGCTTCCCGTCAAGCTCGACGGTTTCCACTTTCGGGTAAAGGCCGCATTTGCGGCACGTAATAGGTGTTTTTGTATTCATTGGTCTAATTTTTCTTTGTTTCCTCCTCGGGTAAACCCGGGTTCAAGTAGGGACATTATAGAGCGAGATTTCAGGGAGGTGACCACCTTCCAGAGGAAGGTGTCGACGGGTGTTGGCGTGTTCCAGCCATCCTCCGTATACGGAGCGCTAAGAAGCTCTTTTAAGGAGGGCATATACCAAACGTCCTCGTTGAGAACCTCCTCCAACAGGGTGAATGTCGGTCTTGCGTCGCGGGTGAAGCCGCGAATGCCGAATATATATTCTCCGAGGCTTTCATGCCATTGAAATTCTCCGTCGTTGCCTGTCCAAGACAAGGCTACGTGAATGCGTCCCTGCTCGTCGCAGCCTTCGTATTTTGCAAAGTACGTGTTCATTTTTTCTTGCGGTTCTTGTTGCGGAGCTTTTCGGCTCGCTCGGTCTCAAAGCGGCGAGCGAATGCAGGGTATTTCATGCATAGCTCGGCATATTCTTTCTGCCTAACGATATACTCGGTCGGGCTCATTCGGGCGAGGCGGTTGTAAAAGCAAAGGCTGCGCTCCTCAAACTCTCCCCACGTCATGTGAAGGGATCCTCGCGTCCATTTGCCGTGCTCGCCTTTGAGCTGTCCTTCGGCGTATTGCTGCTCCAGCATTGGGCCTATTTTATCGCCATAATCAATCATCGGAGTCTTTGTTCGCTGTTACTAAAATGAGGATAAACATAAAGGCTGCGCCGAGGGCGGCACCAACCATAAGCCAATCGAGAAAAAATTAGAAGGTAATTCATGCGTGTGTGTTTAGGGTTAAAGGTTCTGCGAAAAAAGAGAGGTCGAGCGTCCCGGCTAAAGGGCCGAGCGTTTTTTCTCGTCGCACGGTAATGCTCTCGAGGTCGCGGTCATTAATGCCGAACGCCTGAGCGCAACCGTCCAGTATAGGTTTGAGGCGGGCCACAACGTTGTCCACGTCGGGGGCCACGCCCAGTTTGTAATACCATACCACGGACACAGAGCGGGCCGGGAAATTGCGCTGAGGGAACGCCTGTGTGGCGGCAAGCGCGCGAACAAAAGCTGCGTTGCGGGTGTCCATTTTGGCGCGCATCTTGCGGGCGTTCATACCCGCTGCAGCGTGAGGCCGCAGGGGCACTTTGCTGTTGGGAGAAAGGGCCGCAGGGGGGTGCGGAAAATTGAGAGTCAGGTTCATGGCTGGTGTTTTATTATAGTTTTGCGTGTCGACACGCTTTTATATTTTTCTCCGGGGGCCTCGTACAGGTTGTCAAAATGGAACCAATGCAGCGGTTTGCATCCTGAAACGTGAACGCAGTTGTTGTACTCGTCCACCTCGTCCACTTTGGCCAGCACAAGGTAAAATTGGTCGGGATGAAATTTGTTGGCTTTTTTAAGCTCAGTCTCCTTGTTTGGCGTTCCGTTTAATAAGGCCACAAGCTCCTTGCTTAATGCTTCGTTTCGTTTTATGGAAGCCAAACCGCCTCTATTTAACGCATCAGCCACAATCTCGAGCACCTCCTTTAATTCTTTACTTATTTTCTGCGAGTTCATGAGTCGAAGCGGGCTATACGTTTGTATTCACGTGGGCTCGGGGTAAAATACGTGTCCTCCTGCTGCGGGCTCCCCCATTCATTTAGGTGGTATGCAATGCAGTAATCGTGAACCGCGTTTACGTATTCAGCCCTATAAAGCTCCTGCACATCCTCACCTATATGAACCGCGCGGGTCATGAACGGCATAATGGTGCCAACGAACATAAAGGAGAAG